AGATAGAGACGCGCCATTCCTTGTATTCGGAGTTGTACCGGACGGTCAGCGCGGGTGACAGAGCTTTAACGGCTTCCTTGACTTGCGCCTGCGTACGCAGCGGAATGGTTTGTTGCGGGGTCGGAGCGGGGACCGCCTCAACCGTACCAGAACGCCGCTCAAGTTCTTTAGCGACGATGTACCGGACTTCCGTAGCGGTAACGCCGTCTTCGCCGTACGTGACAGATGTTTCTTCCGACCACTTCAAGAGAAGCTCCGAAGACATGATGCTAAGAGCGCCTTTAAGGTCAAACATGTGCATACCTCCAAAACGGTGCGCCTCGCGCGCCCGCATGTTTCTTTTAAAGCATTCCTCTACCCGGTCAAGCGAAATACCGTAAAAACCCCGATCCACGTAAAGGCCCATTTCCGGGCCGTACAGCGGTTTTTCGGCTTTGGGCCACTACGTACCGGAAAACTTCATTCCTCGATTTGTTCCCGGTACGTTCAGGTATCCCACGTAAACTTGCGCAACGTGATGCGCGACTTTGCTTTGACCTTCCTGTCAACGTACTTCCGCCCCGGCTCCAGCTTCTCCAGTATGCGGAGTGTTTCGTCGCTCGCGATATCAGGCGCAGCCTTATGTATCTGCACATGGTCGGGCTTATGGTTGAAGTGAAACCCGTACTTCGGCGTCCGCTGTGGCATGGCTGTCTCCCCTACAACAGGTCAGGCAAGCGCGACACCTTCGGCCGCCCGCCTCGTTTCGCATCACCCTTGCGCGGCCCGAAACGCGGATCATCGGGCTTGATCGTGTACCGGTACGTATTGACCATGTTGCGCGGCCACGGGTTCTGATCCGGTACGTTGACGTAGTGGCAAAGCACGCTCACCCGCACATAGCCCGACAACATGCGACACACGCCCAGCAAGCGCTTATGCACCGCTTGGAATACGTGACGGTTCCGGCGCGTCCATGCGACCTGCGTAGCCCCCTCCGGCTCGCGTACCTCTGTTAGCGTCTCGGTCGCCGCGTCGTATGCGTACACCGAGCGGCCCTGTAACGCGTGGCCACCTTGCCGCGCCTCAACGCGGAAGTAGTACGCAAAGCCGTCCGACAGCGCGTACAGGTCGTAATGCAGCGTGGATGGGCGTGCGAGGCGGTCATAAGTCGCCCCATCAATCCACGGGCGGGCTTCAAACGGTATTCTATGAACCATGGCGGTATTCCTTAAGTGTATTTAGTTGAGGGCGTGTGAGCGACTATTGGCTGCGAATACACCTTAATAGGGTTTACACTAAAGTTCAATTTACAAAATGAGGGCTGCGCAAACCCTTGATTTCATTGGGTTTCTGAATTGGACTGTTGCAGTTTAATTCTATCGAGGGAGGGGACGTCTTCTATATGCAATCTCTGCACGGCTAAAGAGGAGATACATGTATATATATAGGTTTTAAGACTATGTATATATAGAGGGGTATATAGACTAAACGGAAGGTCTGCATTTTAATATAGTTTTCGGATAGTCTTAACCGACGACATATAGCTGTAAGAGGTATTTTGTCCCACGATTTCTGCATACCGGGCTCAGTTAGGGTGTGTATTAAGTTGCAACACCGTCTTTTCGCGCGGCTTTCCAATACAGAACTGGCGTACCAAACAACATATTGGTCTCGGTATTCGAATACTGTACTCAAGTACCAAGCTCACCCAAACAAACCATGTGTTCGTTGGTGCGAATACCAAGCTAAAAATACCTTGACAAGGCAGGCTGCATACCGAGATCATTTAAAAGAGGCCATTTAAAAGTATTGTCCCCAATAAAGTATTTAAATACCAACAATACTCATCGACCTAGCGAATACTTAACTCGAATACCTAGGAATGCTTGCGAATACCGTGCAGGGCGTACTTAGGCCACCAGGTCGGGCGGCAGGCGGGGGTGTACTTGTATAGGGTACCAACGCACCAAAATTTTTCAGTTTTCTAGGTACCGAGTTAGTACAGTACTCAAATACCGCTAAGCAGACGACCGCATACCAAAATGAACAAAACTCACCTAGCGACAAAAAGCCCCTTGACAGCACGCGCCGACGCGCGCGAGAACGGCTCTAAACCCAACCGGAGCAACGAATATGCCCCCCGTTCAAGAACTGTTCACCCCCGCTGCCATCGCCGCCAACGGAACGCGTGCTTTCACCCAAGGCCAGGGGATCGGCGGTTTCCTCTGCACCGTCGGCGGCGTCCTGAACCTGGGGCTCGGGTCCGACGGCTCGGGGACCAAGCTCGTCAACACCCTGAACGTCACCGCCGGTATCTACTATCCGCTCCCGACGTCCGTTGGCGCGGACATGGCGATCGTACTGAGCGGTAACGCCGCCGGTACCGTCTTCTACGTCTAAGGGGCCGCGCCATGTTGCTCGCTCGCGCCAATATCATGATGGTGGGCGGTGTTCCGGCGTTTTCGCCGGAAGCCGATGCGCTCTTTACGCGCATGACGTCTCAACCGAACGACGCCCGCAAAACCCTGATCAACAATACCATCATGGCGCTAAAGGCTGCGGGCGTCTGGGACAAGATGGACTGCCTGTACTTCATGGCGGCCCACGACAGCCAAGCGGCGGGGCTGAACTGGAAGACCCGAATTCCCCGGTACGATCTGGTGCCGCAAAACGCGCCGACGTTCTCGGTGGATCGCGGTTTCACGGGCGACGGGGTGTCCATGTATTTGGATACCGGATTCCAACCGGGTGTCAGCGCGGGTATGCTGACGCAGGATAACAACTCGTTCCATCTGTTCAGCCTGTCTTCGGCGTCGAGTAACGCGATAGAGTGCGGCAATAATACCAACTCTTTTCGCGTGCGATCCACGACGAGCCGGTTTGAAACGCGGGACATGACGTCCGCGATCAATCCGACCCAAGTCAACGTTCTGACCGGGCTCGGTATGTTCTCCGCTGCGCGGAATAACTCCGCGACTTGGCGCATGGACTTCAACGGCGCGAAACTGGCGGATCAAGCCGGGGCGAGTGAGGCTCCGGTGGCGGTAAATACGTGGATTTTGGGCCGCAACGTGGACGGGGTATTGAACACGCCTACGTCCCGTCGGGTCGCCATGTACGGTATGGGCGCGTACATCACCGAAGCGGAGTGCGCGAACCTGTACAGCATTTCCACCGGGTATCTGCAAGCCGTGGGAGCGGTGTAGTCATGCGTACCGAAGACACCCTCGACAAAATCTGTATGCGTCTCCAGCGCAACTGTGCGGACGAACTGGAGGCGTGTACCTATGCGGGGGTGTCGCTGGTCTTTTTGGACCAATGGTGCAAAGACGACAAAACGGTACACGAACGCGTCGAGGAGGCGAAGCGCGTCGGGTCGGCAGGGCTGTACACGGCGGCGGTGCAACGAGGCGTCCACGGCGTCGAGGAAGACGTATATTATAAAGGCATGGTCGTCGGCCAGAAACGCAACTACTCCGACACGCTGCTCGGGTTGCTTTTAAAAGCAAAAGTACCGGAGTTCAGCAAGGACAGCGAGGCCGCGCGAGTGAGCGTCAACGTCCAAGTGGCGAACATCATGCCGCGCGCCGAAAACTACGAACAGTGGCTGGCGATGAAACAACAGACGCTCGCGCCGCCTGCGAATACCGAAGAAGTAATAGAGGCGGAATTCACGCCTGTCCCGGTACTGCCGGATTTGCTGTAGGAGAGGAAAACATGACGCCGTACCAAAACGCAATGAACTTGCTCCGCGAGGAGCAGCGGATGACCCGAAAGCTCATCGATGAAAACCGCGCCCTCAAGGCTGCGTCGGCGGGCCACCAACAGGCTATCGAGGCCAACTGGCGCGACGGCGTGATGACCGGTATCGTCAGCACCGTCATGGTCATGGGGTCGATTATGGTCGGCCTGTTCTGGCTCTTCGGCTCGGTGGGGGGTTAAGTCATGTCGGGGCTCATTGGGGACGAACGGCCGGACCAGCTAGGCGAGCCGGTATCGGTACAGGACTTCGTGTTCGAATTCCGCAATCACGAAGAAGATGAGAACTGGCGCGCGTTGCTCTGGTTCGAAAAGTACGATGACGCCATCAAGTGGCTGAATGCCATTCCGTTGATGGGCGATTTCATCCGGCTTCGCCCGCAAATGGAGATCAGGTCCAGCCACGGCGCGAAGATCGTCATTCGGTTCGGCGACCGCCCGGAAAGCCTGAACGGCGCGGAGTTCTGCCAAATTGGTATTTCCCGGGACGTCGAAGCTGACGTATGGCTGCGTCTCCTGCCGCGTCTGCGGTCGCCGCACCATGACTTGCGTGACCTCATCGTGAGGCGCGTTACCCCGTGAGCCTGCAAGTCGGAAACGAGACGCCGTACGGTTTGGGCCATAACGGCGGCCCGTCGATCTGGGAGCCGCAACCCGGCCCCCAATCGCTTGCCATCGGCGCGCAGTTCGTCACCGAGCTTATGTTCGGTGGCGCGCGCGGCGGCGGCAAGTCCGACTTTCTGCTGGGTGACTTCCTACAGGACGTACACCTGGGTGAGGTTTGGCAAGGTATTATCTTCCGTCGGTCGTACCCCGAACTGGAAGAACTGATTAAGCGCGCGAAAGAAATCTACACGCCGCTAGGTGCGATATACAAGATCGCGGAAAAGACGTTCCTGTTCCCCAGCGGCGCAACGCTGAAAATGCGCCACGTCGAGACGGAAAGCGACTGCGACAAGTACCAAGGCCACCAATATACCTGGATTGGCTGGGACGAACTTACCAACTGGCCCGATCTCAAGAGCTACAAAAAGCTCAAAGCGTGTCTTCGTTCGGCGGCCGGTGTTCCTTTTAAAAGAATTCGTTCGTCCGCCAACCCCGGCGGTGTCGGCCACCATGCCGTCAAAGCGTACTTTGTCGATCCGGCTCCGCTCGGGATGGAGCTTATCACCAACACGGATGAAGATGGGTATATCACGACCCGCATGTTCATACCGTCAAAGGTGTACGACAACAAAATCCTGCTGAACAACGACCCCGGATACATCGCCCGCCTCCGGGAGATCGGTTCGCCCGAACTGGTACGCGCGTGGTTGAACGGCGATTGGAGTGTGATTACGGGGAGTTACTTCCCTGAGTTCAGCGCTGATAAACACGTTATCGCGCCATTCGCGATACCGAAGTATTGGACCAAGTTCCGGGCGATGGATTGGGGCTCGGCCACGCCGTACTGCGTGCTTTGGTTCGCGGTATGTACCGAAGGCTACCAGTGCGACAACGGACCCTATATTCCCTCCGGCGCATTGATCGTATACCGCGAACACTACGGTTGGAACGGCACACCTAATGTCGGCGTGCGGTGGCCCGCCTCGCGCGTAGCGCAGAAGATCAAAGCAGCGGAAGCGGATGACCGCGTTGTGTACGGCGTACTCGACCCGTCGGCGTTCAGCAACCAAAGCGGGCCGTCGCACGCGGAACGCATGGCCGGGGAAGGCGTAGTCTTCCGCAAAGCTGACAACAATCGCATCGGCGGTTGGGACCTAGTGCGAGATCGCCTGTGCGGTATTGATGGCGACCCCGACAAGGATTATGGCGTCGGTACGCCTATGGTGTACTTCTTCGCGACCTGCACACATACCATTCGCACTTTGCCTGCCATGCAGCACGATATCGATGATCCCGAGGATTGCGATACGGATGGTGAAGACCACGCGCCGGATACGCTCCGCTATGGCGTCATGTCGCGCCCCTGGAAGCGACCGAAACCGGTTGCGCCGCATGAAAAAATCAAGCTAATACAGGACGCGACCCTAGACGAGCTATGGGCCGCTAACGAGACGGGGGACTAATCCCATGGCCAAGGCCGCTAAACTGACCGCCGAAGAGGCTACTCAACGCCGGGCCTACTGGTCCAAAGAGATCGAGGCGTCGAACAAGCGATATCGGAATTTCGTCACGGACGGCGACCGGGTCATCGACGAGTACCGCTCCCAAAAGGAAGACGGTTCGAGCAGGTACAACCGCGACAAGTACGCCATTCTGTACTCGACGACCGAAACCATTCGGCCCAACCTGTACGGAAAGCTCCCTACCGTCCGCGTGTTGCTTCGGAACAAGGATACCGCCAGTCAAGCGGCCCGCGACGGCGTGATGCTGCTGCAATCGAACTTGCAGTACATTATCGAGGCGGAAGACTTCGACGACCTGATGGAGTGCGTTGTCGAAGACGTATTGTTGCCCGGCATGGGCCAGGGTTGGGTCCGGTACGAGCCCACTTTCGAACCGATACCGGCAGACAGTTCGCCCGCACCCGCCGAGAGCGGCGCAAAAAAGGTCGCGAACGACGAAACTGGCGAAAAGCTGGTGGATGAGCAAGTACGGCTGGAATACGTCTATTGGGCGGACTTCCGTACCGGTCAGGCACGTAACTGGAAAACGGTTCCGTGGGTGGCGCGCCGCTGCTACATGACCAAGGAAGCCGCCACGCGTCGGTTTGGCGAAGCAAAAGCCAGCAAGATGACGTACGCGGCGCGCGAGGTGCGCGGCAAAGACGATACCTGTGTCGAGGATACCGCCGAAATCTGGGAAATCTGGGATCGGCGGCAAAAGGCGGTATTCTGGTTCGCTGAGAGCTACCCGGAAGACCTTCTCGATACCAAGAAAGACCCGCTGCGTCTTAAGGACTTTTTCCCGTGTCCGCGTCCGGTACGGGCCGTCTACAATACGCGGTCTTTCATCCCGCTTTCGCTGTACTCACAGTACAAAGCCCAAGCGGAACAAATCAACGATCTGACGAAGCGCATCCGTCTCTTGTCGCAAGCGCTAAAGGTCGCTGGCCTGTACGACGGTTCGCAAACCAAGCTGTCGGACCTGCTCAACGCGGACAGCGGTAACAAAATGATCCCTATTGAGGGATGGGCTGCTTTTAAAGGTGACGGAGGCGTCAAGGGGTCCATTGAATGGCTACCGTTGACGGACGTGGTCAACGCCCTGACGCAACTCCTCGCCGCGCGTGAAGTCTGTAAGGCGGAAATCTACGAGATCACCGGTTTCTCCGATATTCTGCGCGGCGTGTCGAAAGCTTCGGAAACGCTGGGCGCGCAGAATATCAAAGCTAATTGGGGCGGTGCGCGCCTCAAGCGTATGCAGAAGGAAATCCAACGGTTCGCCCGCGACATGATCGCGATTGCCGGTGAGATCATCTGCGAACACTGCCGTCCCGCTACGATTGCGCTTTTCGGCGGTATCGAAATGCCGACGGATGCGGTATCTGGCGACCCGAACGCGCAAGCCATCATCAAGCGCTTCATGGACGCGGTAACGCTGCTGCGCAACGAGGGGCGGCGACTGTCGGCTGTCGATATCGAAACCGACAGCACGATCTTGGCGGATGAAACCGCCGAACGCGCGGACAGGATGCAATTCCTATCTTCCGCCGGGGCGTTCCTGCAACAAGCCGTACCGGCCATGGAGGCGACGCCGGAAATCGCTCCGCTTCTCGCCGCTATGCTGATGTTCACGGTACGCACCTTCCCATCGTCTCGCCCCATCGAAGATGCGTTCGAACAGGTCACGCGGGCCATGGAGAGCCGGAAGCCGAAACCGCCGGAAGGCAACGGCGACGCCGGAAAAATCCAGACCGCGCAAATCCAAGCACAAACCGAACAAGTCCGTATACAGGCCGAAACCGGTACGGCCCAGGCCGAATTGCAGGCCAAGGCGCAATACGATGCGGCCAAACTGGATTTGGAACGTACCGCCGAGGCAAATCGTCACGCCGAGCGGATGGCCGAACTCGGTATCAAACAGCGCGAGACCGAAATCCGAGCCGAAGAAGTGGCGGTCAAGCGCGGCGAACTGGCGGTCAAAGAGCAAGGCCAGGAGCTTGACGAGCAGGTTGCAGCGCACGACGCCGACCTCGATAACCGACAACTCGATCTGGACTTTGAGCGGGTCGAGAACGAGGCGGCCCGAACCGAGGAAGAGGCCTTGACCCCCGAAGGGGAATAGGTTTTAAGCTTAGATGTGTGATTTGGGGTGTGGCATGTCCGCCGAACAGTTCGACTTGTACGAGTACCCGCCGGGCTACCAAGGGCGCAAGCGGTACGTGACCGTCCCCGGCCGTGGCGTCGTGGCCGCGTGCTATACGTACCACGATGGCTCTTCGTACCGCGTTTTGCCGGAGTACGGCGGCGAACCTCCTCAAGACAACTCGACCGGCTGCGGCGTGTTCGTCATGAAGGATATCGGGGAGTATACGTCCACAGTGGACGGTACCCGCATTACCACACGTTCGCAGCATCGCGATCACCTACGCCGACACGACATGATCGAAGTCGGCAACGAGCGTGTCCGCACGCAAACCCAAGAAATGTCACGCGCTGAACGCGGTAACGACATTCGACGCGCAATGGCGCAACTGAGTGAGAGGGGTTAATACCATGCAAGATGATTTCATTTCCGATCTGACGGATGGCTCGGCGGATACCGTTTCCGCCAACCACGGCAATGTGGAAGTAAACCGGAGCGGGGACAATATTTCCGCTCTCGCCGACAAGCCCGCTCAACCCACGAAAGTGGGTGATACCAAGAGCGAGCCGCCGGTCAAGGAACTGTCGCTCCGCGACCAGATTTCCAGCGCGATCAAGGGCGAGACGGAAACGCCGCCGGTCGCACAAGAAAACGGCGGGCAACCGCGTGGCCCTGATGGGAAGTTCGCGCCGAAGGCTGCGGACCCGGCCGCGCCCGTCGATCCGAACGCTGCGCCTGTCGATACCTCGACGGTACAGCCGACCAACGTCCCTCGCGGCCTCCCGCCGCAAGAGGCGGAACAATTCGCGAAGCTCCCGGCGGAAATGCAACAATTCGTTGCACGTACTATGGACACGCTGAACCAACAGGCTGAGCGGTATTCCGCATACAGCCAACTAGAGCAAGTGATTTCGCCACGTCGTCAGGCGTGGGCGATGAACGGTATGACCGAAGCGCAAGCGGTCAATCAGTTGTTTGCTCTTTCGGACTTCGCCAGTACGCGACCGTCCGAGTTCGTTTCCTGGTTTGCGCAACAAAACGGCGTCGATCTCGAAGAAATCGTGTTCGGTGCAGAACCCGAAGACCCCGCTACCGCTGAACTGAAAAAGGAGGTCGCCGACCTCCGGTCGCAGTTGGGCGGTATGACCAGCCAACAACAGCAAAACGCACACCAAGCCTTTCTGACGGAAGTTACCAACTTCGCGGAAGCGAAGGACGGCGAGGGTAAGCTCCTGCGTCCGTA